TTAGAATCAACTGATATAGAAATAATGAATACGGAAACACGACCTTTGGGAGTTGTCTCAATGGCCTATTTTGTTCAATATCGAACATCATTTACAGCACCAGATGTAGTGGTGTAGAAAGGAAGGAATGGAAGTAAAGTTAAAGAAGGATTGCACTGTGGAAGAAGATGGTCTTATGGGTGAAGAAGGTGATGTGATTCATGTCGCTAAATTTGAAGAAGATCATCTAGTGTTTAAAGGTTTGGCTGAGCTTGTCGTTCGGGCTAAGTCAAAAGATGCCGGTAAGAATACTGGTAAATTATAATCATTAAGTGAAAGGAAATAGTTATGGCTACTATGAAAGGAATTGACGGAGCATTGAAGGCAATCACCACTGGAGGTACGCTTGCAGCGGTTAACGAATTAAAGGGGTGGTCGGTAGAACAGACGATGGACACAGTTGAAGACACTGTTATGGGTGATACAAGTAAATCATTCAAGACAACTTTAAAAGGTTGGACTGCAACTTGTGAACTTAATTATGATCCTGCAAATGCAGTACAGGCAGACTTGTTGATAGGTGAAACTATTGACGTTGAATTTTTCCCAAATGGAGCAGGTAATTCAACTAAGTTGAAGGGCACAGGGTATGTGACTTCTTCAGGTGTCTCAGGTGCAATGGCAGATATGGTTGGCAATTCAGTCAGCATTCAAGGTACAGGTGCATTAACTTTAACTGCGTAATTTTATGTCAATCTTAGATAGGGCTGAAGCCGATTTCCGAGAAAAGTTATCGGGAAAACTGCAAAGCCTTGAAGTTCCTGAGTGGGGTGAAAATGGCACTCCGCTTAAGGTATTCTGGAAACCATTAATTAATTTCAAAAGTCAGGAAAAGATATTTGCTCTGATATCTGCAGGTAAAACAAGTGAGGCAGTCTGCCAAACTTTAATTACAAGAGCATTAGATGAAGAAGGCAATAATCTGTTTCAACAGCATTCGTTAGAAAAGCTGATGCGGTTTACTGATCCTAATGTGATTTCAAGGATTGTAGAAGCAATGGCTCCTGACGAAAATGTTGACATCGATAAGCTAAAAAAAAATTAGCTAAAGATAAAGACTTTTTTAGCCTAATGAATATTGCTGAGAAGTTAGGTAAGACTCTTGATGAAATTCTGGAAATATCAACTCTTGAATTTCAATTATGGATTTCGTATTTCGAACTCAAAAATGAATTGCAGGAAGAAATGAATAGGCGAGCTAAGTAATGGCGCAAAAGAAAACCATAGTAATTGAGGCAAAGGACAATACCAAACAAGCCTTTAATAAAGTTCAGAAGAATCTAAAAGCTACGGATCAAGCGGTCAATAAGACCAAGCGTAGCATGGATGGTTTGAAATCTGGAATTAAAGGTGCTATTGGTGCGTTGACTGTTGGTGCATTTGTTGGAGCAACTAAATCAACTCTGGATTTAGCAGATGCACTAGGAAAGACTTCTGCAAGATTAGGTCTGACAACGACCAAGTTACAGACTTTGAGATTTGCGGCAACGCAATCTGGAATGTCTACTGAAATGCTTGAAATGTCGATGCAGAGATTTACTCGTCGAATGGCAGAAGCAGATAAAGGGACAGGAGTTCTAAAAGATACCTTCAAAGAATTAGGAATTGAAATTCGTGACCCTAATGGTCAGTTAAAGAATGCAGAATCTATTCTTGGTGATGTTGCTGATAAGATGGCATCAATACCAGAGCAAGGAAAGCGAGTCGAATTAGCCTTTAAGATGTTTGATAGTGAGGGCGTTAAAATGGTCAATATGCTTCAAGGTGGCTCAAAAGCATTTGGAGATTTAAGACAGTCACTTATTGATACTGGTGCAATAATGACGGATTCCTTCATTAAGAATGCTGAGACTGCAAATGATGCTCTGGATAAATTGTCACAGTCAATGCGTGCAGGGTTTGCATCTGCTATTTCTGGATTAGCACCAGTAATTACTGATGTTGCAGATAGCATGACAGATTTTATTGCACTATGTAGACAATTTCCTATAGTTACGGCAATGGCAGGAGCAATATCTGCTATTGGAATATCATTAGCTTTACTTGGTGGGCCTATAACTATTGCTTTAGCAGGTATCACTGCTTTGATTGGTGGTGCATCTTGGTTAAATCAAAAGTTTAAAGATCAAAAAGATGATGCAGAAAAAGCGTCGGATGCGGTTAAAAAATTAGGTGAGTCTCATAAAAAAGTTACAGAAACAGTCAAGGGAGTCGCAAAAGAAACTTTTGATATGAACTCTGAAAATCGGAGGCAACAACTTCAGATTAGTAAGTGGATGGTTGAAGATACAAAAGAAAAAGCATCAAAAGTATTAGAAATAGAACAGATGATGTATACAAAGAAGCTAGATTATGCTCGTGACCTTGCAAGGAAACTTCGGGAATTACAACTGAAAGAAACACAAGATGTACTGGTATCATTGGGAAATAAAAAACAGGCATTGTTCGCATGGATGGATGAGAGGAAACAACTTGAAGATTCAGGTATGGCATCTATTGAATCTAATTACAAACGACAAAAGGAGTTGTTAGACGTAGCTTATTTAGGAGAATTAGAAAACAAAAAGCTACATACTGCGCAGATGCTAAAGGTTGACAAAGCATACGAGAAAGCAAAATATGATTTGCAAATTGAAAGAGCAGGTCAAATAGCATCATTAGCTTCAGGATTATCTGAACAATTATATTCTGAAGGTTTGATGGGATTTGAGGCAATGAAAGCATTTGCATACGTTGAGGCTTTAATTAATGCTCAAGTCGCGGCAACAAAAGCATTAGCACAACTTGGGCCGATTGCAGGGCCAGTCGCGGCAGGTCTTATTTATGCTTCTGCGATGATGCGAGCAAATCAAATTTCGCACATGAGTCCACCAAAAAGGGAAGCAGGAGGGCCAGTATCAAGAGGTAAGAGTTTTCTTGTTGGAGAACGTGGGCCAGAATTATTTACACCGAACCAAAGCGGTAATATTTCGTCAAATGCTAATTCTGGTGGATCAGCAAATGTGACTTTTAATATTCAAGCAAATGATACTAGAGGATTTGACCAACTCTTACAGCAAAGACGAGGAATGATTGTTGGCATGATTAATAGAGCAATGAGAGCGCAAGCAAGAGGGGGTCTAATATGAGTGGAACATTCCCTTCATCACCTGCTTTTAATTCTCTGAGTGTAACAAGTATTCAACCGACTATGGTTTCAAGAACGATTTCAGGACGGAGACAAGCAAGGCAAATTGGTGGGCAGTATTTTGGTATGCGAGCCAGCTTTCCACCTATGAGTAGAGAAGAATTTGCGCCTATAGATGCGTTCGTTATGAAGCAACGTGGTCAGTATGAAACTTTTACTCTGGTTCTGCCAGTTCTATCAACAGGGTTAGGTTCACCTGCTGGAACTCCGCTAGTTCGAGGTGCAAGTCAAACAGGTAGAACAGTTAAAACTGACGGCTGGACAGGTGGTGCTGTAATTTTCAAAGCAGGTGATTTTGTCAAGTTCGCAAATCACGATAAGGTTTACAAGGTAGTGGCAGATGTTACAAGTGATGCTTCTTCAAGTGCAGAGACAGAAATTACGATTGAACCTGCGTTGATTACATCACCAGCAGATAATTCTGCAATTACGCATACGAATGTTCCGTTTCTTGTTTCATTAGCTTCAGGAGTGCAGGAATTTGCTACAAATACCAGTGGTCTATTTGCTTATGAACTCGACTTTGCAGAGGCACTATGAGCAGAGGGTTATCAAGTGCAATAACAGATGAACTTGCAAAGGGTCAGTATCAGATGGCGCATCTGGTCAAGTTGGAACTAAATACAACATACAAATATACAAATGCAAGCACTAATATTGTTGATGGTTCAGATACGTATATTCCAAATGGGTTTTTGATGGGATTAGACGGAGTGCAGGAAAACTCAAATATCAATATTGGTTCTATGAATATTGGAATATCTGCAGTAGATCAAACTGTTATTGCAGATGTTTTGAACAATGGATACTTGAACCGAAAAGTTACTATTAAAAGAGCATTTCTTGACTCTAATTCGACTCTAATATCTGGTGCAATATTCTCTATTTATTCTGGAAGGATTGAAGGTATGGGAATATCTGATTCTAGTAATTCTTCTGTAATGAATTTAGCAGTTGCAAATCAGTGGACTGATTTTAACCGAACAGCAGGGAGGCGTACAAATAATGCTTCACAACAACATTTCTTTGCGGGTGATAAGTCAATGGAGTTTGCACCACAAACTGGAAAGAAACTGATTTGGGGTGCTTATGGGGCAAGGAATTTAGGAAGTGAATCAACTGATTTTGACGACCCAAGTAACATGAATGCTGGTTTGTTTGGATATACGGAAGATTCATATTACGACCAATTTGGTGGGTCTGGTTACGATAGTGATGATCAAGAGCAGTCTGCCCCTATAGCTCCACCTCCGGGGTATAATGTAGAATATGGGTATCGCTAATGGCTATTACAATAGGTGGTGTTACAATAGGTGGTTCAGCAGAGGAAATTGTTAATAGTGTTACTGGTGGAGGTGCAGGTTCAGTATCAAATGCTTTTGATCCAAACGGATTAATTGAAGAAGTATTTCCTATTGTTCCTGAATCAAATGCTCTTGCTATTTCTCTTGCATCAAAATCAACAGAAGGTGTTACACACGCAGAGGAATCCGGTGATGAGCTTGCACCAAAAAGAGGAACGAATGTTGGCATTCCTGTTATTTACGGCACACGGATGACAGGTGGTATTCTAGTTTATCAAGAAGTTAGCAGTGATACTATTTCGGAACATGATGATGGTGATTTTATTAATTTACATCAATGTTGGGCTTTAGCAGAAGGTGTGGTTCAAGGGATAAAAATATTTTGTGATGACCATGAATTAGGAACTGCAGGAAATGGTGATAGGAACTATTGGCGTAATGAACCCGATCTAATTACTGATCCGTCGGGAGGCACATTAATGGGATTAGGATTTAGACATTTCGACAAGTTAATTTGGGCAAATGGTGCAGATGGCGATTCAGGTTCATGGGCTAATGGTACATCGTATGGAAGTGATGAAGGCATTCGTAATCCGGTTATCGAAAATCCCCAAAACGAACACATGGTAGAAGTATCTGGGCCAGCATGGACTAGCAATCACAAAATGAAAGGAATTGCGTGTGA